GCAGCTCCGACTACAGCTGCAGCGCTACTATCCGTGTACGCGATGATAAGCTCTGTAGCAGAAGCATCGTAGCAAACAGCAACGTTGGCGTTCGTCCCGGGTCTGTTATAGATGTGCCCGAGATCAAACGTCGCGAGGTCGGTATTGTTTGTACCAATTTCAATGAGACCATCCTTAAACTGGGAATTAGTCACGTGAATATTGGCGACCGTTCCGATGGACGTGACATTACCGGTGACATAAAGGTTACCGTTGACGTTTAAATCACCTTCTGCACCAGAACCCGCGCTAGAGATACCCGTAATACTTATGGGAACCTGTGTTCTGAATAATTGTTTTGTACTCTGATTGTACGCTACGAACGTGTTCGTGGTTGCATCTGTGCCATCACTCGCAAACTCGGTAGATAGTTCTAGAGGTGTGAGGTAAAAACCACCCGCTTTCGTAGCGTCAATTTTATCATTACTTGCGTTAATGACAACGGAGTTATTGTGCTGGTCTTCGCGACAGTTTTTACCGAACCGGAGCTCTGTGGCACCACCGACGGTACTTAAGTTCTTCGGCATTTAATATTACTGTGCATTTTAATTTGCGTACATGAGACCCGCCATACCGTTGTTCACTCTGAGAATATTGTAGTTGACCGCATAAATAGGATCAATGATATCTCGTGATTCGCTATGAATTTTTACTGATTCGACCCGGGAAAAGTTAAGGGAACCCGAAGGTTGTAAAGAACTTGTGTTTAGACAAAACGCGTGTAAGAAACAATCTGGGGATGTGACGAAGTTCGTGTGGTAATAATGCTGAACATCCACGAAATGGGGTTTCGCCCACTTCCACGAACTGATATCCGTACCATTGATACTGATTTTCACTTTATTATCTATGGAAGTCAGTGTACTTTCCATATTCGTATTGGCACATGCAATATACTTGACTGGGTGATTGAACGTTAGCTCTTGAACGGGTTCACCGGACGGTATACTCTTTTGAACCTGTGTGATGAGAATGTTATGCTCGCGAGAAGCCATTATTCCGCGTTCCTCGTTGTCTAGATAGTAATAATTAGCGTACGCATCAACGTTATAGTTACCAGCCTCGGGGCCCCAGTAAATTCGCAATTCTACGTTACTGTACTGCAACGCCACGAGAGGAATGGCCGATTGGGGACCCTCGCAAAAAAAGAAGCGAAGTGGGTAAAAATACGACCGAGCAGATGCGCCGGGGTGGACACCGTTAGAACTCTTCGAGACGTTTTGAGCAAACATATCTATCGCGATATTCTCGGTGAAATCGTAATCTTGAACGTCTATAACTTGACCCGCGATCAATAATTCGACCTTATCTATGACATCTCCCCAATCCTGGAGATCGACCGCCTGTGTGTTATTATCTATCGTGAAATAGGTGTATCCTAGAAGATCACCATTCCTTTCAAACTTGATAGATGACATGGAATTACCTTTCACAGCTCCTTGTATCGTCTGCTTTTCGACGGACTGTGAAAAGTTAGAATGCCTTTTGAATGTGGAAGTGAAAAACGAGATTTCGGGCTCCCCGATGATATGCTCATCTTGTGCACCGATGGCCACTAACTGTACGATTCCAGAAGACATACTTACTATAGTAGGAGTATTTTTAAATTATGAGTATGTAACGCCCTGAAATCTATGCGAGGTTCTTCTTGCGGCACGTGAACCGAAACACCATCACGGAATGACTTATTTCCGCCGGGTTCCCGGTTTCTCTATCGATGTTAAACGTTAAACGATCAATTCTGCGAATAGGGTTATGATAGCATTGCATGATCGGATACTCATCCCTGAAGATGATGTTCGTGTTCAACGGATTCGAGTCTCCGACGGGTTCCTGAGCTACTACAGGACCAATAACTGTTCCAAAAATACCGTTCAGATGATTAGCCTCGTCGGAAACAAGATCATCGATATGATCACCCGGGTAATTTACTTCCGCTTGTCCTCTTTGTGAAAAGTGTGTGCGAAGCTCTTCGATACCTATATGCAGGGCCCTTTGACCCCTAGCAGACCCCGTAGTACCCGTTCTAAATGTAGCGGCTACAAGCCGAGCCTGGACAACATTCTCTAAAGGAGTCGTTAAATGCATAACAAAATCGGTATCAGTGTTATTCTTAACGTGAGAATAGGTAAAAATGTTATCGATGACCACCGTATGAATTTCATGGTTGTAATCGGGGATATCGGGCTGAGATGGAGCGATGAGAAGCGCCATTTATAATACACTTAGAATTTTTCTACTTAAATACGTTGTGACGATGTAGGTAGAAATGAGTATGACTTAAAAAATTTAACCAACAATCTTGTAGTTGGCGTGATCACGAACGAGCTGCTGGTCGCCACAGACACCACCGGTGCTCGTGGAGTAGACGCTCTGGTCGAGGCACTCGACGCTGCTCTTAAGGGACATCAGCGACTCCTGAGAGACGGCCTCGATGTCGATGTTCTTAGGCTGGTACCTGGACTTGCGCTCACCGAAAAGGAGGGCGATGATGAAAAGTAATCCGATGGTGATCGCGATGGCTTTGAGTGTCGCACGATTGGTAGAGTCGAGCTTCATTTTACTATGTGCTGATATTTTTTTATAAAGTGCGTTAAAGAGAATAGATTAGTTTCATTATAGAGAGTAATGGACGGTGAAATTGTCCTCGACAGAGGAAGCGATTCGGTCATGAAGCTTGATGAGAAGGAACAAGCCATGATGGATGAGATTCAACTCGATTTCGGTAGACCCCGCGCACACACGACAAGCGCACCCTCTATCCAGAGAATGCATCGATCGGATGCTCCGCCTGCCGACATGTTCCAAGAGGACGTGGATGCTTTCGCGAACCCTTCTAAACAGGCGGCCCCCCCACCCCCGCAAGTGGACGAACCTATTGATCACGGTGAATACGATAATGACAACGCGTACAACGCTGCTCCTGCGGCGTTCGATTACGGTCCCGAACAGCAGGAAGAGCAACCGTCGCCCGGATACAAGACGGTCGATGAAGAGAAATCCGATCTTTTAAACAAACTCGGACGTCTCGAGAAGCGTGGATTTAACATCAATAAATCATTGAACGCATACTCGAATGTGGACGATTTACGCACGGAAGTTAAGCGTATTACGTACAGTATAGATGTGGATAAGTCTATCAAGTTCTCGCGTCGCATGCTCATCGCATGTGTGACTGGTATTGAATTCCTTAACAAGAAGTACAATCCTTTCGATATTCAGCTCGAGGGTTGGTCGGAGAATGTGATGGAGAATCAGGACGATTACGATGAAGTGTTTGAAGAGCTGTATGTCAAGTACAGGACGAAGATGCATGTTGCACCGGAGATCAAGCTTATCATGATGCTTGGTGGTTCCGCGATGATGTTCCACCTCACGAACTCTATGTTCAAGCAGGTCATGCCTAATGTGAACGACGTCATGAAGCAAAACCCAGATCTCATGCAGAATATGATGAGTGCGGTGCAGAATACCATGTCTAACAATGCTCAGAAGCCCGCCACTCCCCCGGGTGAGCGCCACGAGATGCGCGGCCCGGGACTCGACATTTCGAGCCTGATGGGTAATATCATGATGCCCCCGGGGCCTCCCATGAACACGACCCCCATTACCCCCGTCGCTCAGAAAGAATACATCCCTGAAGTGGAAGAGGATGACGATGACATCTCGGACATCGTTTCTGAAAAGGCTGCGGAAGATGGGGAGGACGACGTGAAGGAGGTTAAGCTCCCTCCAGCAAAGGCCAGGAAAGGAGGACGAAAGAAGAAGGTAGAAATTAATTTGTAAACCTATATAAATGGTAGCCTACAGCCCGATCGATTTCGATGATCCGATCGAGGTGCCAGTTCCCAGAAAGAAGGAAATTGTAGTCGATGCACCTCGCATAGTAGAAAAAGTTCCCATAAAGCCGGAACCGGAAGAACCGGTCACTGATGAAGATACCGAGTGTAATTTCCTCGTGTTCTTTTTTATCGTGGGCGTCGTCGCGTTAGCCGCGATGGATTCCGCGAAAAGGTAAGTATCATAAATGTACCGCACGAGTCACCTCGTGTGTTAGATTTACATTGTTTTTTAATTATATATGGTAGAATGACGTTCAAACCTAAACTGGATCAGGCAAGATGTAACGTCAGAAAAGGTAACGTTCGAGCGACGCGATGGTGGGACCGCCCGACGAGAAGTAAGTTTTCTGAATGGGTTACCATCGTAAAAGAATACATACGTACACGGAACATAAAGGTTAACATGTACGTATGTGGAAAGTTTGTCGAAAAGATAGAAGATACGTGGGATGTTGATGTTATTTTGAGTTATCCTAAAGCGAGGTCGTATACCGAAGAAGAACTCGTAAAAATACGAGACTTAATGAACTATGGTATGCAATTAGGGTTTGATAGATTTAACATGCTCGTCGATATGGCGTTTTATTTACCATTCGACCAGGAAGGTAATTTTTGGTATTCCGTGGATAACTATATACGCAACGGAACCATAAAGTCACAGGTCATGTACCCGTTCGATAAAATCATAGTAAACGGTGAAGTTATTCAAGATATGTTCGTCGAGGCTGAAACATGTGTCGAAATATTGGATGGATTATTCATAACATCCAAAACATCGCCGTCTCAAAAACACATCAACCGCATACGAGACGGCATTTATTACCGTAAACCTATACTCCTGTAGAACTCTCCAATTGTACCACCCGTTCTAACAACCCTTGATACAATTGTTCCATAATGTGTATACGCTCGGTTAATTCCACATTTTTCGCCTTTTCAACGTCTAATGCACTCGATAATTCTTGTATCGCACCCACAGATGCGACAGATATAGCCTGCATATCCACCCTCAAGGGAGTTTGAGTTAATTTCGTCTTTTTATAATGTACTTCACCTTCTACCCAATAATCCTTTCGCTCATCATCCGGTACGATCGTCCATTCAGTCTTCTCTTCATCCGAAAGGTCGTTGTACCGA